TAGTTCTTGTGCCCTAGCTAAAGCTTCCGCTTGACCAGTAACTACTTGTGTAGCTTGAGCTGCAGCAGTAGCTATCTGGTTCATAACTTCTGGTGGCATAGGTCCAGCTGACATATCTGGTAACGGTTGACCTAATACCTGCTCTATTTGTTGTTTATACTTCATAGCTTGGTGTTCTTGTATGTTAGCCTGTATAGAAACCATAGCTCCTTGATTCTGTTGCATCATAGGATTCTGTAAAAAGGCACTATGTGCTTGAATATAGGCATCATGATTTTGAAACTCAAAAGCTTGTATAGGTTGATTAGTCAATACTGCTTGTTGTTCACTTATAGGGTCACGTGGAGGTACTTCACTAGGCGGAGGTAGTATCAATTCTATGTTTTTAACCTCTAAAGCCTCATACATACGCTTATATGCTTCTCTTAAGTCGTGAATATCGGGTGCAGCTTGTGCCATCTGTAGTTCTTGCTGTGCTAACATCACTCTTTGTGCCATACTAAAGATATTAGGGTCACTAACGGGTAAAATATCTATTTTATTGTCAAAATCAGTAGCTTTTACCTCTCTAGTAGCTCCTGGTACGTCATATGGGTAAACTGGCGGTAAACTTTTACTAAAAATACCCGCTAAAAGCTTAAATTCCTTCTTTTGTGCGTAATGTAAGCGTTTATGTATAGCTGACATCACTTTTGTACCCCTTTCTAGCATAGCTACGGTAGTTCCTACGGGTAATTGTTGACTACCTATGTCACCAACCTGCATATCTGCGATAGAAGCGAACCTTCTACCTGAATCTATCAGTACACCTAGTAGTTGGCTGAGTACACTACTCGGTTCTTTATAAGGTAAAGGCATTAATGCGTCCCTAATCACCCCTCCTGGTACATCAACGTCTCTAAATTCACCTGGACGGAGTGGTTCATCCTCACCTTGTACTCTCATACCCCTAGCTTTAAAGCCTGCGGGTAAATTACTAAGAGTTCCGGCGTCTACTAGCTGACGTAATATAGAAGTAGCTGACTTAGTTAGCCCACCTATCATGTGAATTAACCCGAAACCGTAAAAACCTAGTCCTGGGAGGAACTTATAATGTACAAAATACTCTTTTTTACGGAATAATTCGTCATCTTCGTTCCAATTACGTCTTATTGAAAGGATTTTACCCTCATCTTCTAGTATAGTTACTACGTAAGGCACACCGAAACCGAACTCATCTATGCCCTCTAGCTCTAAATCAACATGAAACTCTAAAATATTGTACTCATCATAGTCGTTTATAGAAGGAGACATGCCTTGTAGCTCGTCCATTTTCTCTTTAGCTTCGTTGTATTCTATATCTGCACTAGGGTCAGTGACTTCTATGTTTAAATAAGTACCGTTTAGTTGTGATTTTTTTAAATCATTGCCTGTCATACTTATAACGTGGGTAAAACGGGGGCTACTTTCAAGGTCTGTGGTTTCATAAGAGACTACTAAGTCTTCAGCTTTTACTAAACGGCTTGTAGGTCTACCTAATAAATTATCGTAATAAACTTTTTTAAATGCACTACCTGCTAAAGGTAGATAAAATAATAAACTATCCATCTCTGGGTCATACTCTTTCATGACCTCAGTAATTTGATAGTTCATAAATTCTTTTACCCGTTGATTCTGTGCTTGTACTTCAGGTGTTTCGTTACCCATTATTCTAGTTTTGACTGGTCCGCCTGCTGGTAGTAATTCTTTGTATGCTTGAGCTTGAAACTGTGTAACGGCTTCACTCAATAATGGGTGATGTACACCCGTAGCACCAGGGAAAGGTTCTTCTCTTTCCTCCATTTTTATACCCAGTAAATCTAAACCTTTAGTAAAAGTATCAAGCCAATCTTTACGTGACTCTTTGTCATTATCATAAGCTGAAAGTAATTCATCACTTAAAGTATTTAGGTCAGCCTGATCGATTATTTCAGCTAGGTTCATTTGATGCTCAGTCATCACCATTGACATCTCTTCACCTATAGGGTTTACTTGACCCTCTGGTGTAATTTCAAAAGTGGATGTAAGGTCTCCCTGAATATTCATTTCCTCAGGTAGTTCAACTTCCATACCTAAGTCTGGTTGAGGGGCTTCTTCTGGTAAATCTTCAATTATTTCTAAATCAATTTCACCCGACGGTGTATTTTCTATTGCCATAGTTTTAATAATAACTTATTTTTCGTTTATAGTATATCTCATCTTCTTCGTAGTCGCTAGGTAGTTTTACGAAGCCACCCTGCCTGAACCTTAATAAAGCCTGTGTGGTTGAGTCAACTAAGTCATCATGGTCCCCCGCAGGAAAAGCAGCACACTCTTCAATAAGTTCGTAAGAGTATTTAGTATCTGGTGCCCAAACCATACCTGATTCAAATAAAGGCGTACTAGCATTAACTCTAGCTATTTTATCGTTACCTTTACTGGGGGTAAAATTCTGTACGGGTATACCTAAATTACGTAATTCTTGAGTTAAAGGTATACCAGTGGCTTTACTTTCTATAATTACTACGTCGGGTGCCCACTCATTATATTGTTCATAAGCTACGGCTTTTAATTCAGGAAAGCTATACCTACCTTTAATACAGTCTAGTAAAATTATATGTGGTGCGTTACCATCATAAAACTCCTCACCTATTTTACCTTCAGGGTAAAACACCCCCCAAGTAGTTATAGCTGAGTAGTCCGCCATTGAACTTTTTAAAAAAGCGGTATCATAACTTTGTATTAAATATTCACAGGCTGGTGGTTTATCATGTGGCCATGTATTCCACCACTCACGTTTTATAAGTGCACCTTCCTCTGACGTAGGGTTCTGCATATACTGAGCATGCCACTTTGGTCCGCCCCTTAAACTAGCCTTTACGCTTTCTAATTCTTCTAGTTTCCAGTACTCTGGCCACAAAGCTTTACCGCTAGGTAATATAGCGGGTAGTTCTATAACTTCCCACTGATCAGCTTTAGGGTCACGGGCAGCATCTTTAAGTAGTCTACCCGTAAGATCGTTTACGTTCCAACGGGTCATAACTATTACTATGGCTCCTCCTGGCTGTAAACGTTGACGCGGTCCAGATGTATACCACTCGTAAGTGTCGTCCATGCTTTTAGGGTTCATGGCGTCTTGTTCACTGTGCGGGTCATCAATAATAAATAGATCAGCACCCCTACCCGCTAGTGCACCGCCTACACCAGCAGCATAATACTCACCCTTTAATTTAGGGTTAGCTTTATCTTGAGTTTCCCACTTACCTGCTGCTTTTGAGTCTGGGTTTATTAATACATCAGGAAAAACTTTTTGAAAGTCTTCGGTTAACATTAAGTCCCTAATTTTACGCCCAAACTTTACGGCTAAGTCTGCGGTGTGGGTAGCTTGTAGTATTTTTAAACTAGGGTTACGCCCTACTAAGTAAGCGGGGAAGTAATGACTAGCGAACTCACTTTTAGTATGACGCGGAGGCATATTAATAATCAGCCTTTTTATTTTACCCTTAGCTATACGGTCAAAAGCATCAGCCATCTTTTTATGATGTGCACCGCTAACAAACTGTGGCCATTGGCTTTTTACAAAGTTTAAAAAATTATCTTTACTAGCCTCAACGTTTTCTATTTCTTTTAAACGTTCAGTTAGTTCTAGGTGTTCTTTTAGTACGTCTTCTGGTAGATCGTTTAAATCATATTCCATATTTAAGGGTCATTAAGGGTTTAGTAACGTGCCCCCCTTTATTTAACCGTAATACTTCAAAAGCTTCTTTTACTTGGGGGGTGAGCATTATTTTAAAATATTCGTTACCTAGTTCATCGGTAAACTCTACTGGGTTTAAAAGTAATTTATAGTCTTGTTCTATTTGTTTAAAACTTCTATCGTAATTTCTAGCGTATGAATTAGCACGTCTTTGGTGTTTACCGCCTCGTATATTTTTAGCGTCAATGTAAAACATTTGTTGTTGTTTACTTTGAGGTAGGGTTGAGAATGATAAATCTGGTATATTATTACCTGCATTTTCTGTAGTGTTTAATACAACAACTACATCGTCTCCATCTTTTTTATTGGGTCTCAAACCTTGACTTATTTCTTCTGCGTTTTTATCTTTTACCCCGCCTTTACCGTCAGACTTGACACTACTAGTATAGCTTACTCTGTGTGCTGGTGACTCTTCAAAATATTTTAATTGATTAGGAGAAAGCACTATATCTTTACTACCACTAGCGGGAATTAGAGCTTTAGCGTTTCTAGGTAGTAATACATAAGGTGAATCATTTTTTACAGCGGTCTGTATACCGAACTTGACGTTGTCAGTAAACCAATCACCCGCTTCAGCTCTCGGTAGTTTTTTAACTGCTTCGTCATAATACTTACTACCTGCGTCAAAAAAGTCGTCGCCTAAAGCCTCACGTAAAGCGTTTTCTTTTTCTAAAGTGAACCTACCTTTTATTTCATCTATTTCATCAGCGAACCTTTCACCAGTTTCAAAGTAAGATTCATTTATATCATATTCATTAAAAGCTTCTTGATTTCTGGCTCTGACAAAAGTATCTACTTCAGCTTCTTGTCTAGCGAGTATATCGTCATACTTTAATAAAAAAGGTGCTAGAGTACGGTTTTCATCCATAGCTTTATAACCGCCAGGACTAGCAAGTTTCATAGCATTTAATGCACCGTCACCCTGAGTATATTGCTCATCTAAAATTGGAATAATTTCTTTAATACTACCGCCCTCTGCTTCATCTAAATTTCTAGTAACTAATTTTTGTTTATCACCAGTCATTCTGTAGGGGTCGCTTTGTATTTCTTGTATTACAGTTACGTTTTTATCTTTACCTACGTCAGTTACCGTATATCTTTGATGAGTGTACCTTCCGCCAGTATCAGTAAGGTCAGCACTAGTGCCTTTAGCCAAGCCAGCATGACCTGATTGTATAGTAGTTCCAGGGTTATTGGGGTCTTTAGGTGTTATATATCCGTCTTCATATTTTAATAAATCACCGCCGTATAGTCTACCTTCATCATACATGTTAAAAGTACGTTCACCGTATGTTGATTTACTTCTGTCAGTTTTTAGTACATCTTTGGGATTAAGATCTTTTCTTAAAGCAGGTGTACTTAAATCAAAAAGAGTAGGGTGATTAGCGAAATTTATAAAAGACTGTTGAGCTTCTGGTGCACCTTTAGGGTAAAAAGCATGATGCTCTTGTAGTTTAGGTGAGTTACTAATAATATGTTCCATCAAAGCTCTGGGCGTAACAGTTTTATTATTAGCTATAAAATCCTCATCAACAAAACTTTTTATTTGTCTACTTACGTTATTATTCTTTTGACCTTTAGCTCCGCCTTCTACTCCGTAACGTTCCATAGCTTGAAAGATATTATTAATAGGTACGGCTTTATCTGGGTTTTTTCTAAAAAACGGAGTATCCGCTAAAGCTACGGTACTAGTTAATACTACGTTATTAGTGTCTGATTTAGTTTTAAGGGGCGGTACATACCTAGGAGTAAACGCCGTATATCTTATATTATTTTCAATAACGGGGGCTACTGGTCCCTTAGGCGGGGGTCCACCTTCACCGCCAACTTTAGTTTTAGGTTTAGCGGGGGTATCTGTACCTAACTTACCTAATCTACGTAACCCGAATAAAGTAGCACCTTTTAATAAACTAGGTACTTCGCCTACACCTATTAGTGAACTAGCAGCGGACAAATTACTTAAACCTTCAAACAACCTAGCTTGACCTGAACCTTTATAAGGACTAGGCGCAGTAGGTTTACTTAGTGGACCGTCCATAGGGTTAAACCCAAAGGTCATTAAGTCAACTTCATATTCTTTTTGTGGTCTACGCCCTGATTTTTCTAAAGCTTCAATCTCTTTAGTTTTAAAATACTTAGCTTCATAACCGTCAATTATATTACCTAGACCAGGAGTCATGTACATGGTCATTTGATCAAGAAACGGTAGCTGGACAAAGGACTCGTAAGCTTGTTCTAAATTACCCGTTTTAAAGTTATTTACTATTTCAGGGTAGTTTTCCGCTCTTTTTAAAAAACGTTTACGTGGACTGGTAGTATCTAGCGGGGGACTAGCATATGTTGGTCGGTTACCTAGTGACATGTTTACTAAAAAATTCCTTACGTGCTTTTTTCAAGTTTACTTTATTTTGCATGATTATACTAGGTTTGGGTGTACTGTGATGCTTGTCCTTAGGGTGTGACCAAAACCACTTGGCTCGTGGTCGCTCGTCGTATAAATCTTCTAATATGGACATTAATGAGTCGCGAGACGTCGAGGGGTGACACTCAAACATAATAGCATCATAGTCATCTATTACTTGGTAATACTCTTCTATTAACTTAGGGTCATAATCTAAAACTAATAGTTTACCGTTTTTAAATGATGGGGCTGAGTAAGGACAGACTTCACTGATTGACTCAAAATAATTTACTAAGCGTTTTGACATCTAAATATTATAAAAAAATTTTGCAAAAAATTTTAGTATAGGACGTTTAGTTCAAAACTTAATTTGTACGGTAAATGAGTCTGAAAATGTTAGTATAGGCTACTTATATACCGTTAGCCGTATAAAGGGGGGTGGGGGTGTGTGTGTCGCAGCTCTGCTGCGACCCGCTGGAAGGACTTAAAACGAGTCTCCAGGGACTTTTGTCTTCTTCATGCCTGGGTGTGTGCCAGCTCTGCTGGCTCTGTGGTCGCCGTCAGGCGACGCTGGACCCCGAGCTCTGCTCGGCTGTGTGCCCCGCAGGGAACAAAATGTTAGTAAGTACTTACTTACTTTTTAGCTCAAAAAAAGTATGCCTTTTTTTAATTTAGGGGTTTACTTTTACTATACTTTGCGCTATTATAATAGGGTATTAATTAATAAACCGTAGGAGGTAAATATGAAAACTAATACTAAAACTAAAACTACTACTAGCGTTAAACCCGCTACTAACCCCGCTGTAATTAGCGTTAATACCGCTAAGGCTAGGGTTGAAGGAGTTAACCTAAACCAAACTAGGTTAACCAAAAGCGTTAAGGCTAAAACCTTAAACGATTTAGTAGAAATATATAGTAATTTATTTGGTACTAATAACTATAGGGCGCACCTAAATTACGATATTAAAAAGGGGGCTATAGTACTAGAAAGCTAGTACTACCCCAGCGGGGGGCGTTTGACCGCCCCCTATTTTTTTACCGCCAACCAAGATCAAGATCATGAAGGACCACGGTCCATGGACCAAGTGTCTTTGTCTTTGTGTCTTTGATCATGATCACGATGGGCAACGGACCATGGTT